TAGAACTCGTATTGCAAACTTTTATGTAACAAACTCTGACCTACAACTGCAGATGTACACAGCAGCAGACTGGTATAACACCTACGGTCTTGGTATCGGTATGGTTGAGATGGACTTTGAGGACAATAACCCTCGTATCCGTATGCTTAATCCATTTGGTACTTACCCAGAGTTAGATCGTTATGGTCGCGTTATGTCCGTGACTCAAGTAATTGTTACCGATGCAGAGACACTAGCTGCACAGTACCCAGAGTATTACGATTTGATTTTAGGACGAAACCAGTACGCTCTATCTTCTCCTTATATCTCAATGGTCAAGTACCACGACAAAGATCAAGACCTGCTGTACTTACCAGAGCGTAAGAACTTAGTTCTATCACGTACACCTAACATCTTAAATAAGCCAATGGCATCTGTCGTAATGCGTTCATCACTTGACGGTGAAGCTCGTGGACAGTTTGATGATGTTCTATCTGTACAACTTGCTCGTGCTCGCTTTGCAGTATTGCAGATTCAAGCAGCAGAAAAATCTATCCAAGCACCTATTGCTATTCCACAAGATGTGCAAGAGTTGGCACTTGGCCCAGATTCAATTATGCGTTCTGCTAACCCACAAGGTATTCGTCGCGTTCCACTAGAACTACCACCTGGAGTCTTTACAGAGTCTGGCGTACTAGAGCGTGAACTACGTCTTGGTGCTCGTTATCCTGAATCTCGTTCAGGTAACATAGACGCATCAGTTGTAACAGGCCGTGGTGTACAAGCACTACAGGCTGGATTTGATACACAAATTAAATCAGCACAAGCACAGTTTGCTCGTATGTTCCAAGAACTTATATCAGTATGCTTTGAAGCAGATGAGAAAGTATTTGGTGGTATTCCAAAGACCATCAAGGGAACAGATGACGGAACACCTTACGTTCTCAAGTACACACCATCTCGTGACATTAAGGGTGAGTACGGCGTAGATGTACGCTATGGAATTATGTCTGGTATGGATCCAAACCGTGCCATCATTGCTTTACTACAAATGCGTTCAGACAAGCTCGTATCTCGTGACTATGTACGTCGTGAGATTCCAATGGACTTGAATGTTACACAGGAGGAACAACGTGTTGATATTGAAGAGATGCGCGATTCTTTGCGTGTTGCTGTTGCACAGTATGCTCAGGCAATTCCAGCCCTCGCAGCGCAAGGCCAAGACCCTAGCGAAATCATTACCCGCATTGCAAGTGTTATCCAGGGTCGCCAAAAGGGTCAATCGCTAGAGAGCACAATCGAAAAAGCATTTACACCAGAACCACCTCCAGCCCAGCAGATGCCACCAATGGCACCAGGTATGGAACAACAACTTCCAGCAGCAGGAGCGGCCCCCGCCCCAGCCTCAGCGCAACCTCCACAAGAACAAGGTGGTATGGCCCCTGCTGCTGGTCAACGTCCAGATATAGCCCAATTACTCGCTGGTATCACCGGCGCAGCTTAAGCAGAGGAGGTGTAAATATGAACAAGGGATCTCGCGCAGCAGCGCCAATGTCAAAGCCAGTAGAAGGCAAGAAGGACACATCCAAGCCAGCAGGTGGCAAGGTAGTTCCATCAATGATGCCAGCAGGCCGTCGTGGCAACGCAGTAAAAAAGGGATAATAACTTTTTAATGAGAGGTGTACTGGGCGATGAAAGATGATAATTACATTCCTCGTCCAGTACGCTTACTCGATCTTGTTGTTGTAGGCGTAGGCTTTATACACAACATAGCTTCATCTATTGAAACCTTAACAGGTGAACTAATGGAGTTAGCAATTTATCAATCAAATCATCTTACTCAAACCAACAGGGCTTGGGAAGATATGGCAGCAGATTTAGAAAAATTAGAGGAGGACCAACAGTGAGTATGATGAATCCACTGGCAGGACCAGCAGGTCCAGGTAAGTACTCCACACGTACCGATAATTTACAAATGGGTTCTACAGCATACGGTGAAGGCGTTGAGACGCAAGCTATTAAGCAAGGTGCTCCGCTTTCTAAGACTCCAGACACACGTGCTGCTCGCGCAGGAGATGTCCGTGAAGCTGCTACACAAGCTCCGGTAACACCATTGTATGCACCATCACAACGACCAGATGAACCAATTACATCAGGTATTGCAATGGGTGCAGGTCCTGGACCAGAAGTTTTAGGTAATCCACAAGCTCAAGAATCGCTTTCACAGATTCTTTCAAAGATGCTTCCATACGATACCAATGGTGAGATCACCGCTTTGTATGAGCAGGCATTATCTAGAGGACTTTAATGTCACAGAATATCAATAAAGGTAATCTGTATCAGGCTGCTAAACAGTCAAATCTTAATCCTGCTCAAATGAATCAAATCAATTCATTGGCAGAGATGTATTCAACTCACACAACTTTGTCTAATCTTCCTACACAGATTGCCTCGTATGAGTTTAATCAGCTTAATACTGATAAGCAAAAGAGGATGGCTGAGTTCTTTGGTGAAAACGATAAAACACCTAATCGTGGTTTCTTTGGACAGGCAGCATATATTATTTCTCGTCCAATAGTAGAGCCAGTTAAAGCAATCTTTAATGCTGCTAACTGGGCATCAGATCAAGTAACTCGTGCATATCGAGTTGGTGCTATCGCCGCTATAGAAAAAGAAGATCTTGCAGATGCTTGGAAGAAATCAGGCGCAAATGGCGAGATGGTCTTTAATGATAATCGAATCAAGAAAGCTATCCAAACATACGGAGCAGACCGTATTGCTGTAGCGCAAAAGATTTCAGCTGGTATTTCACTAGACCAGATTGTTGCAGAGGCACAGAACGAGAATCAAAAGTCTATTGCATTTGCTGTTGGTAGTAAAGAAGGTGACAAGTTAACTGAAGAGGCTATTGCTAAAGTCAATGCCGCTAAGTATTCACCTGGTCGCCAACTTGCAAACCTTTTTCTTCCTGAAGATTTAGAAGGCAAGAGCGGTCTTTATACTTGGATCTCAGGTACAGCAGATGCTGCATTTCGTATTCGTACAGATCCAACAATCTTCCTTGGCAAAGCACGCAAGATGTACGTTGCCAACAAGTACGCATTGACTAAGACAGTTGGAACAGCGCAAAAAGTAGATGATGCTTTTGCTAACCCAAACATTGCAAACTTTTGGACTGAGTATACCAAGTCATTAGATGAACTTACTAAGGCTCGTGCTAATGGTGAGTCAATCAAGATTGGTGAAACAGTAGGCCGTCTTGACCGCCTTGCTCCAGGGTTCCGTGAGAACGGCGTAGATAGCGCTCTTATTAAGTTTGCTAACGAAGACTTTGGTGGCATCATTGATGCTAATACTGCTAGAGCTTTCTTATCTAACGCTCAACGTATTGAACCAATCTTTTATGGGCAAGCAGGATTTCAAATTAAGGTTATGCCACGCTTAAGCGAGTTCCGTCGCAAGCGCGTTGATCTATACACCAAGGGTGAGCGAATCTTTAATCTTAATGATGATGGTACAGACTTTGTACGCAACATTGTTTTTGATGATGCAGATGGTCGTGGTGTCACTGAGGCACAGGCTGCTCTTGAATCTTTGATAGGACGCGAAGGCGAGACTGCTATTGAAGCAGGACGACGCACAGCAGAGCGTATTAAGACTGGACTTTCAGATGAAAGACTCAAGCGCTTTTCAGTATTTGGTATTAACCAGAGACTGGATAAAGTCGCACGTAAGTTTTCACTAATGCCAGATATGGCAGAGCTTGGTAACTTTACATCAGATAAATCCATTATCGCTTTTCAGCGCTATGCAACATTGGCATACGGACGCTTTTCTGCACGCACACTAGCAGATGCTTATGCAACAGCTAATATTGGTCAGCGTCGTGAGATGTTTATTGGTCTTCAATCTGCAGTAGGTGAACTACGAGGATTACGTGGTACAGCAGGTGGTCGTAAACTACTAGACTCTATTGGGGCAGTAGGACGTGAGGCTCAATACACCAACCGTGTATTTGATGCAGACAATCTAGATGGCAAGATCCCATCACAGATAGATGGCTTTGACTCTGCAGCTTATGCTTTTCAGATCAATGACCGTATGGCTTTTATTACTCCAAAGCAACTAGACCAGTTCGCAGCACGCGATGGATGGATTGGAAGTATTTGGGGATTCCAGTATGGCAAGGCAGCAGATGATGCTGTTAGCACATTCGTAACTGGTACTTTGGCTGGCCCACGTTTCCCATTGCGTAACGCATTAGAAGATTACATTTTCTACCTAGCAAATGGTAACGGTGTTATTAAGTCAGGTATGAAGGTAGCAAAAGCACGTAGACTTGCTACAGATATTCGTACAGCATCAGATGAATTAACTCTTGGTATTGTCAATCGTTATGGCAAAGCAGCCGACAAGGAAAAGATCCTTCTTAAGTTTGATGATGTTAAAAACAATATTAAGCGCGAGATGGTAGATGGCAAAGAAGTCATCATTAAAGACGCTTACAAGACTCCAGCAGAACGTGAACTAGCCAAGCGCAAGATTATGGCTGAGGTTCTGCTACGCGATAAGTTTAATGACGCACAGATTGGCAACTTAGGTAAGGACTTCGACCAGTTTACCTATGAGTTTGCTATGCACGGTGACTTTGAAAACCTACTTCGTTCAGCATCTGAAGGTGCCTACAATATGAACGCGGGAAATGACTTCTTCTCTCGCGCAAAGCGCGTCTCTCGCAAGAACGGTAGGGTCGTAGACTTTACTATTGATGGTGAAGAGTATGCTCGTCAGTATGGATCTTTTGTAACACTGTCTCCACTAGACCAAGAAGGTAAACTTGCTTGGGCATTTCAGATTGTTGCTAAGGGTAATGACGAGATTGGCTCAGAAGGCCTTAAGTTGCTTAAGACATACGGAGATAACCGTACAGACTTTATCAATGCTATGTCACGATACATTGATTCAGAAGACATCGCTAAGTTAAAGCCTAAGTTTGATCGTTATGTTGATGAAACATACACATCTACACAGCACGCAGCTGTTATCTATGATGATCTTAGAGCTATGTTGAGTATGTCTGATGGAAAAATTAACCAAGATCTTCTTAATAAGCTAGTTGTTACAGGTACAGATGGCAAACTTAGTATCAACCTTAAAGACTTTAGTACTTCTTGGCTACCAACAGACGCAAAGATGCTACCAAAGTCTATTACTGGACCGCGTTTTATCCCAGCAACGCAGTCACAGAACATTATCTCTGACATTAACAGCCGTCTATGGGACTGGCTAGGTGATGCTAATGCACGTTTCTCTCGTGACCAGCTAGTTATTGATGCAGCTTTTAGTATCCGCAAGGATTTACAGCCATTCCTTGACGATCTCACACAGAAGATCGGCAAAGAAGCAGCTACTCGACAGGTAGTTGAAATGTCTGAAAAACTTGCAGTAGAACGTGTACTTGCATTTGTGGATAACCCAGATGTGCGTACCCAAATGGCGTGGTCTATGCGTAACTTTGCACGTTTCTATCGTGCAACAGAGGATGCTTACCGTCGTTTGTACCGTACTACTAGATATTCACCAGAAGGTCTACGCAAGATTGCTATGACTTACGAAGGTGTAACACATACAGGTTTCGTGCAACGCGATGACCAGGGCGAGGCATACTTTGTGTATCCAGGTATCGCTCCTGTCTACGAAGCTGTCAATAAGACACTTAATCTATTTGGTCTAGGCGATAAGTTTGTATCGCCAATGCCATTGCAGTTTGGTTCTTCTATTAAAATGTTGACACCATCTGCTAACGCAGAATCTTGGTTACCTACATTCTCAGGTCCAATCTCTGGCATAACACTTAAGACTATTTACAATATTGCTGGCCTATTCCAAGAGTCAGATCTACCATTAGTAGGACGCCTTGCTAAAGAAGTCAAACTAACTGAGAAGTTTACACTTGGTTCAATTGGTGAAGGACAGTCAATCTTCCAGGCAGCATTGCCAGGACACGTTAATCGTCTTATCTCAATGCTAGATCAGGATGAGCGTGATTCACAATACGCATCAGCTTTCCGTAAAGCAGTAACATATTTAGAAGCAGGTGGCCATACACCTGGTGCAACAGCAACTCCTGGTGAGTTAGCTGACTACCAGAAGCGACTACGTGCCACTATCTCAGGAATTTTGTTTACACGTTTTGCTTTAGGCTTTGTAAGTCCAGCATCGCCTACCACAACACTAAAGTCTGATATGGCTGAGTGGGTACGTGAGAATGGTCGAGTTAACTTTAAGCAAGTATTCTCAAAGTTAATTGAGCAGTACCAAGGAGATCCAGATCCAGTAGGTCGTGCTATGGCTGACTGGACTAAGTACTACCCAGAGCAAGTTCCATACGTTCTTAATGAGTCAGATCCAGTATTCCAAGCTAGCTTTAAGACAAGCAATGCTGCTGCTAATTGGGTACAGGAAAACTCAAAGTTGATTAAGCAGTACCCAGAAGGTGCAGCATTTTTGATTCCACAAAGTGGAACATTTAGCTGGGATTCATACCAATTCCTTAAGGATAATGGCTACCGTGAGAACAAATTGGTAGGCGACTACCTACGTGAAACTTTTGTAGCAAAATCTAAGTACTTCTTCTATGAGCAACGCGATAAGTATGAAGCAGCACTTGTTAACGCAGGAACAGACTCAGAGCGTAAGCGCATTAACGCTATCTGGGATACCTGGTCTAAAGAATACAAGGGCGCACGTCCACTTCTACAAGAAGAGTTTGCTCAGTCTGCATCTAATAACATTAAGCGTCAAGCAGCATACAATGATCTTAAGCGTATGCTTAATGAGACAAACATTAGAAACGAAGCAACCAATAAGATTCGCTCTATGATTGGTATTTACGAAGAATATCTTCTTGCAAAGGATACTGTCTATAACTCACGTAGTGAGCGCGACGTTAATGCAAGAGACGTATTGCGCGAATCAACACTGGCACAATTAAAGACAATTGCAGCAACTAATGAAAATGCTGCTAGTGTATTTTCTACATTATTTAGCAACTTTTTGAGAGAAGGATAAGATGGAGAATCAAGGCGTTAACTTTGGTGGCGCAGGCGCAGGTGCCGGTTTAATCACTTCATCTACACCTGTTACTCCACCACCTGGAGGTCAGTTTGGCCCACTTAAGGGTGGATATACAGGGCCTGCTGGCGGATCTCAACAGACATCTGCAACATCAGCAGAACTTGTTGCTCAGTATGGAAAGATGACAGAACCTTTGCGTAAGGCATTGGCGCAACAGCTCAAGTCTGCAGGCTTTAAGGTACCAGTAACTGGTAAGTACAGCATCAAAGTTCGTAACGCTTTTATTGATGCTTCTCAAGCATTAAGCGATGAACTGCGTAATCTTTCCACTCAGGACCCAACACGTTTAGCTACTACTAAGTACGATCTTACATCTTTCCTTAAGGAACTTGCTACAACTGAAAGAATTGGAACAGGCGAGGACAAGACACCTACAATTGTTCCAAGCATTACTAACTATCGTCCAGAAACAATTGCTGACTTAATCAATAAAGTGTCATTTGACTTAACAGGTGAGGCAGCATCTAAAGAATTTATTGATAAGCAAATAAAAACTATTCAAAGAGAATTAAAGAAGCCTGAGAATATTCAACAGACTACTTACTATCCTAAAGATGCACAAGGTAGAGCGCCTCAAGTTACACAACAAGGATTTAGTCCTGAGCGTTATCTTATTGAAGAGATCTCTAAGGGAGATGCAGCTAGGGCAAGCAGTGTAATGAGCTTCTACGAAATGTTTGATAAGGCAATTGGGAGAGATAATGGCTGAGAAAAAGTTAACTGAAGCTCAACTAAAAACTCAGATTGCCGCTTTACTAAATCAGGCAGCAAAAGAAACAGATATCAAAGAAAAGCAGAAGCTAACAACACAGGCCAAGGCACTTAAGAAACAACTTGACGGCGTTGTAAAGCAACGCGAATTATCTAAGAATCTTTCTGTAGTTCAAAAAGCTCAAGCGGAACTTAACCGTCTTAGCAAACTGGATCCTAATACATTAGGTGTTGCTCCTCTTATTGCTGCCCAAGAAAAGATTATTGCTGATGCTACCAAAAAAGGTTTGCCTCCTGTAAAGGGTGCGCCTTCAGTAATTGCAGCACCTCCAGCAACAACGCCTCCACCTACGTCAACTACTGGTGGCACTAGAGGCAGGACCACAGGTGGCACAAGAGGTGGAACCGTCGGCAACACAGACACTGGATTAAGTAACGTAGCAGATACATCAGCCTTTCCTCAATATGGTGGTGTTGATACAACAACATTAGCTGGTATTACTGCAGCCAGTGGTCGTCCTGTTACACCTAGCCCAACAGCAAAAGCTGAAAACGATATCAATGCTATTTTCAATTTAGCTAAGTCTAAGTTTGCACAGGTTGACTCAATCTTCTTGTATGACGATGAACTACGACAGCTGCTTATTGATGCAGTAAAAGATCCTGCTACTGCTGAAGACGATATGAAGCCAGAGGAGTTTCTTCGTCGTCTTAATGCTTCTGAATGGATGGTTCGCAACGCTAGTACATACTCAAGACGTGATGCACAGCGCCGTGAATACAATGAACTTTTAAGCAAGTACGAAACACAACTTGCAGCAGCAGATACTCAAGAAAAGAAAGATGCGCTTAGCAAGAAGATTGGTGAACTTAAAACCAACTCTGCTTATGGTCGCGGTCTTGCTGCAGCAAAGGCGTCTATTGAAAGAACAGCTGGTGGTTTGCTTGGAACGCTTACACCAGATCAGCTAGATTCTTTTGTAAAGCGTATGTATGACTCTGCAAATGAAGCAGATCCTAATATCATTAAAAAGGAATTGTCTTACCTTATCAGTTACAAGCCAGGCACAGCACTTGGTGGAGAAGCAGGCGTTGACCTTACAGAACTTCGTAAGACAGCAGCAGCTAACGGGTTTGACCTAGATAAAGATTTTGGTGCAAGCATCAACACTTGGCTGCAACGTCTTGCGGTAGGTGAGTCAGTAGAAACATTTAAGAATGTTATCCGCTCACAAGCAAAACTTGGCTTACCGGACAAGGTTGCAGGTCTACTAGATCAGGGTCTTGACTTAGATGCTATCTATTCTCCATACAAAAAGTTAATGGCAGCAACACTTGAGGTAACACCTGACTCTATTAAGCTCAACGATCCAACACTACGTAGTGCTATTGGACCTGAAAGAGAAATGAGCCTTTACGATTTTCAACGTGCGCTTCGCAAGGATGCACGTTGGCAATATACAAACAATGCACGTGAAGAAGTTTCAAACTCAGCACTTAAGGTCCTTCAAGACTTCGGATTCCAGGGGTAATAATGTTTAACTTTAACGCAGACTTAATGCAACTTGATGATGGCGCTACTGGCGGTCGTCGTGTTGCAGGTACACCTAATCCTTCGGTTTCAGAAGAAGAACTTGCAGCAATATTAGCAGAAGAAGATACAAAGTATGACCCAGTAACAGGTATGCCATTAGATCTTTTGGAAAGCGATATACCAGAAGTTCGTCAATCTTTTACCAAACCAGGATTTACACCTGGACCTTATCCTAAAGAATTTGAAAAGTTCTTTACGGCAGCTGATCCTAATATGCTTGGCTATCGCGTAATTACAAATGCAGATGGTAGCCAAAATCTTGAGATTCAAACTGGCCCTAATTCTAGTAAAATTTTTGGCACGCCAATTAAAGTTAGCGCAACTGGAGCAGTATCTTTATTTACTAAACCAACAACTACTACTACGACAACATCAGCTTTTACGGCATCTGACGGAAGAACTTTTACTAATCTTTCAGATCAACTTACATATCAAGCAACATTAGATAAGGCAAGAGGTGAGCGTCAATCTGCTTATGATTTACTTTTTTCAGAGTTTAGCAAGTATGGTTTAGGTTCATTAGTTGAGCCATTAAAAGGATTGATCCAACAAGGTGTATCACCATCTGAGTTTACTATTCAATTGCGTAATACTCCACAGTACCAACGTCGTTTTGCAGCAAACGCAAAGCGTGTTGCAAATGGATTAGCAGCATTAAACGAAGCACAATATATTGGTCTTGAGGATCAGTATCAAAACATTATGCGTAACTATGGATTGCCTGAGCAGTACTACGCTCGTGGTGACCTAGGCGTACAACAGGGCTTTGAACAGTTTATTGGTAATGATGTATCACCGGTTGAGTTAGAAGATCGTATTCAGACAGCTGAGCGTCGCGTTCGTTTTGCCAACCCAGAAGTTGGAATTGCTCTTAGAACGTTTTACCCAGACATTACTAATGGTGATGTTCTTGCATACGCTCTTGATCCTAAAACAGCACTTGAATCTCTCAAGCGTCGCATCACTGCAGCTGAAGTTGGATCAACAGCAGTTCAACTAGGACTTACAACTAACGTAACAGATGCTGAATATCTTGCTCGTTACGGAGTAACTAAGGCTCAAGCACAACAGGGTTATCAGACTATTGCTGGTGGACTACAACGTGGTTCACAACTTGCATCAATCTATGGAGAGAATCCATACACTCAGACAACAGCAGAACAAGAAGTCTTTAATGTACCTGGTGCAGCAGAAGCAAGAGCACAACGTGAGAAGTTAACTGGACTAGAAAAGGCTACCTTTGGTGGTCAAACCGGAGTATCTTCTAGCGCACTAGCACGAGAACGTGCTGGTGGTTTCTAAATAATAAAGCCTGCCACTAGAACGACTGGCCTAGTGGAGCGACAAGAAGACCAGTAGTAGGAGCCACATAACCCGCCCCAAGGATATGTGAGGCCTATGCCAACAACTAATAGGGAGAAGGACCACTATGTCCAATTACGACTACGAGGATGATGACGACTTCACAATGGATGACTCATCAAACGATCTAGTAAAGCAACTACGCAAAGCAGCTAAGCAGAAGGACAAAGAACTACAAGAGTTACGTGCTCAGTTCGATGGACTTAACAAAGCGCAGCGTGAAAGAGCAATAAAGGATGCCCTCGCTAGTCGCGGGGTAAACAGCAAAATTGCTTCATTTATCCCACAGGATATAGACCCAACTGAAGAGTCTGTATCTAAATGGCTTGAAGACTATGCCGATGTATTCGGTATTGAAACAAGCCAAAACCAGGCAACACCTAACGTAAATCCAAACGATGCTGCAGCATATAAGCGTATGACTAACTCCGCAGACTCTGGTGTTTCACCAGAGCACAATGGAGACATTATGCAAAAACTTATGAACGCAAACAGCAAAGAAGAATTGGATGAAGTTATCAGAATGTCTGGACTCTAATCCGATCCTAAACAAGAAAGGCTAGACCACAAATGGCTATCCCAACAGGTACCCCTACCAGTACTGGTAACATCACCGCACTTGTGCAGGCAGCATACGATCAGTATGTAAGAATGGCGCTTCGCTCCATTCCTGTTATGCGCTCACTTGCAGATGTTAAGCCAGTACAGCAGGCAATGCCAGGATCATCAGTTGTTTTCTCAATCTACTCAGATTTGGCACAAGCTACTTCTACATTGACAGAAACTTCAGATGTATCAAGCATTGCACTAGGTAACCCATCACAGGTTACAGTAACACTGAACGAATACGGTTCAGCAGTTACAACAACAAAGAAGCTAAACCTAACTTCTTTCAACGATGTTGATTCAGCACTTGCTGACATCATCGCATACAACGCAGCAGACTCTATTGACAACGTAGTAGGTCAGGTCCTCTCAGCAGGAACTAACGTGATCTACTCAAACGGTCCATCAGGAACTGCTCCAACATCATCAGCAACAGTTCTACCAGTAGACACAATGACAGTTGCGGATATCCGTAACGCTGTTGTATCACTACGCACAAACAAGGCATTGCCTCGTATGGGTGAACTATATGCTGCATACCTACACCCACGTCAGTCAGCCGATCTTCGTGCTGAAACTGGTACAGGTGGATTCCAGGAACTAACAAAGTACGTTGAGCGTACACCGTTCGTTGCTGGTGCAGTAGGCGTTATCGAAGGCGCTTTCATCGTTGAGACACCACGTGTTCTAAACGGTCTAAAGCTGTCAACAGGTATCACACCTACAGTTTCAATCACCAACGTTGCTTTGACATCTAACGTAGTAACAATTACTACAGCAGTTGCTCACGGCCTCGGAACAGGTCAGGTTGTAACAGTTGCTGCTACAACTAACACAGGTGTTAATGGTACATACACCATCACAGGTGTTACATCAACAACATTTACCTATGCACTAACAGCATCTAA